GGAAGCGATATAGAAGTCGTAATAGCAGGAGGCTCTGGCGGAACAGTCATAGTTGATTGTGCTAAAGTTTCTGGATATGGTTCACAACAACATCAAAACGCACCATTAGACACAGATGACGCAGGAAATGTGTATGATGGCGGTTCATTAGGATAGAACAATGAGATTAATAAAAGAATTTAACCAAGAGATTAATTATCTCACAGAAGAGACTAAAAATAAAAATAAACCTAACGTGTTTATTGAAGGAGTCTTTTTACAATCAGATTTAAAGAACAAGAACGGCCGTATATATCCAAGAGAGATAATGCAGCGAGAAGTAAATCGTTATGTCAAAGAAAATGTTGACACTAAACGAGCTTATGGGGAATTAGGTCATCCTGAAGGCCCAACGGTTAACTTGGACCGTGTCTCGCACATGATTGTATCACTTAAGGAAGACGGCAACAATTATATCGGTAAGGCGAAGGTTATGGATACGCCTATGGGTAAAATTGTAAAAGAACTCATTAGCGAAGGTGCTCAGCTGGGTGTTTCATCCAGAGGACTGGGCTCTTTAAAAGAGAGAAACGGCATTAACGAAGTACAAGATGACTTTATGCTTGCCACAGCAGCAGATATTGTTGCTGATCCGAGCGCTCCAGACGCTTTTGTTAGCGGTATAATGGAGGGCAAAGAATGGGTTTTTGTTAATGGGAGATGGACAGAACAGGACATTGAAGAGGCTCAGGCTACTATTTCTAGTGCAAATTCAGCACATTTAGAAGAAGAAAAGCTCCAAGTCTTTAACAATTTTCTACAAAAACTGTCCAAAATCTAATAGAAATCTATATAAATATAAATAGTTTATTAGATTATAGTAAAACTAGATAATCCGACTAATAAGGAGAGAAAAATGGGAGTAGAATCCAAAATCAGAGAACTTCTAGAAGGTAAGCTTCAGGACGCTACCGTAGAAGTTATAGATGAGGCAATTGCTGGAGATCAAAACCCACCTATGCAAGGTGGAAGTTCAAGAGCTAACTTGCCAACATCTTCGGCGGACCCACATCGTCCGTTGGACAAAACAGCTGGTGACAAAACTAATCCTTTACAAGGTAATTCCAATCCAAATCCTGAGCAGCAAGACCTTAGCGGTTCTAGCAACCCAGAAGGCGGATTAACAAGCCCAGTAGGTAAAGCAGCTTCTAGTAAAGCTTCAAAAGCACCTGGCCTAGAAGGCGCAGGCGCTGGAAAAGCTCCAAACTACACAGACACTACAGATCCTAAGTCAGTAGTTAACCAACCTAGCTCAGCAGGCAACAGGGGACCTGTTGGCGAGAGCGAAGAAGGTGGCGAAGACGAGGAAACTTTAGAAGAAGTTATTGAAACTGATGATGAAGTAGTAGCAGAAGAAGAAACTGCAGAGGAAGCACCCGCAGAGGAAGAGGAAGAAGAACAAGCTGAAGGCGAAGAAGAAGTAGTCGCAGAAGAAACTGAAGAAGAAGAAGCAGAAACAGAAGAAGAAGCAGAAACTGAAACACTTTTTGAAGAAGACATTGCTAACTTATTTGCCGACGAAGAGCATCTTTCAGAAGAATTCAAAACAAAAGCAGCCTCATTATTTGAGACTGTCGTTGTAGCTCGAGTCAATCAACAAATAGATCTCATTGAGAACGAACTTGTTGAGGAAGCCAATAAGGCTTTTGAAGAAGCTAAAGAAAAGCTAGTAGAAAACATTGACAAATATCTCAGTTATGTAACTGAGCAATGGATGTCAGAGAATGAACTAGCTGTTGAGAATGGTCTTAAGAATGAAATCACAGAGAGCTTTATTAAAGATCTTAGAGAGACATTCCAAAACCATTACATCGATGTTCCTGAAGAAAAATTCGATGTACTTACGTCTCAACAAAAAGAAATAGACGAGTTAAAATCTAAGTTAGACGAAGAGATTAACAAGTCTGTTGAAATCAGCGAAGACAGGGAACAACTACAAAAGGAAAGAGTATTCCGTTCCGTGGTTGACGATCTAGCTGAAACTGAAGTTGAAAAGTTTGCAACTCTAATCGAAGACGTATCTTACGACAACGAAGAGATGTACACTGAAAAACTAAATGTTATCAAGGAAAATTATTTTCCTAAAGCGAAAGCAGATGATAGCGATAAGCTAGAAGATAGCGTTGATCAGGGAGCTTTAACAGACAATACTGTAATGGGCCGATATGTACAAGGTATCACCCAAGCAGCTAAGTTTGATAAGGTTAAAAATTAAATTTTTTATAAATAATTAGGTTATAAATTAAATAACAAACGTAAAACAAGGAGAAACTGATGTATCTTTCAGAAGAACTACAGAAAAAGTGGCAGCCCGTACTTGAGCATCCTGATCTTAATGAGATCAAAGATCCATATAAGCGCGCAGTTACCACAGTAGTCCTTGAAAATCAGGAGAAAGCTCTCCGTGAGGAGAAGGAAGCTCTTTTCGAGGCTACACATGCAAACCAAACAGGTGCAAGCGTTGATAACTATGATCCGATATTAATATCGTTAGTTAGACGTGCTTTGCCTAACCTTATGGCGTATGACGTTTGTGGCGTACAACCTATGTCAGGCCCAACAGGTCTTATCTTCGCAATGAAGTCACACTATACTAGTCAAACTGGTACAGAGGCTTTATTTAACGAAGCAGATACAGACTTTTCGGGTGCAGGAACACACGCTGGAGCTAATCCAGTAGACGGTTCTTACACAACTGGCACAGGCGTATCTACAAGCACTGCAGAAGGCTTCGGAGACTCAACTACCCTACAAGAAATGGCATTCTCAATCGAGAAGACAACTGTTACTGCTAAGTCAAGAGCACTTAAAGCAGAATACACAGTTGAACTTGCACAAGATTTGAAAGCTGTTCACGGGTTGGATGCAGAATCCGAGCTAAGTAATATCCTTTCACAGGAAATACTTGCAGAAATTAACCGTGAGGTTATCAGAACTATTTACAAAGTAGCAAAAACAGGCTCAGCCTCAACTGCTACTGCTGGAACATTTGACTTAGATGTTGACAGTAACGGTAGGTGGTCTGTAGAAAGATTTAAAGGTCTATTGTTTAACATTGAACGAGATGCTAACGTAATTGCACAAGACACACGTAGAGGAAAAGGTAACTTTATTATCTGTTCTTCAGACGTAGCTAGTGCTCTTGCAATGGCAGGCGTTTTAGACTATGCTCCAGCATTATCAACTAATTTAAATGTTGATGACACAGGTAATACATTTGCCGGAGTTCTAAACGGTCGTTACAGAGTTTACATTGACCCTTATTCAGCAAACACAGGAGCTGCTAGTCAGTTCTATGTTTGTGGTTATAAAGGCACTAGCCCTTATGACGCCGGTCTTTTCTACTGTCCATACGTCCCACTACAAATGGTAAGGGCTATTGACCCAAGCACATTCCAACCTAAGATTGGTTTCAAAACTAGGTATGGCATGATTGCTAACCCGTTTGTAATGCAGGCTAACGGAACTACAGATGCTGACACATTTACAGCAGATCGTAACCAGTATTATAGATCAGTAAAAGTTACAAACTTAATGTAATTTTTATTAAGTTCACACTTAAAATACCCGCCGGTCGGCGGGTATTTTTTTATCTGCTTGCGCTATTTTTGATTAACGAATTCGTTAAATTGTTTAGCTACGGCAATAACATCTTGAGCTGTTATAGGTGCCAAAGCTTCTTGTGGATATTCAGGCCACGCAACATCTTTATTGTCTTGTGCTCTGCATACTTGATTGTGATACCAATCCATTTTACTTGAACGGTTATCCTGTAGGATACCTTGGGCTTGGTTTAGTAGGTCGGCTCTGATTTCGAACCCTGATTTATTATCTGACATAATTTTCTCCTGTGTGTATGTGTCAATTGCAGTAGGCATCCTGTTATGATGCTCGGAAATATTGTGGTAACTTTAGCAATGTCACCCCCTACTGTAATATTATTTATACAAATGGTATTCAACCTTCTTTACTTATGGTTACAAAGAAAGTATTATAAATACTATTGAATAACGGAGGCCGTATGGTGTATAGTAAAGAGGTAGTAGAAAGATTTGAATCAGTATTAAAAAATCCAGAGAAACACGCAGTAGGCAGATTTGATCCTAATGATCCAGATGTTGCCACTGGAATGACAGGAGCACCAGCATGTGGAGACGTCATGAAGTTAGATCTCAAATTAGATCCGGAGACGGATACAATTTTAGATGTAAAATTTAAGACTTATGGTTGTGGCTCAGCAATAGCAAGCTCAACAATGTTTGTAGACATGCTTAAGGGTAGAACTATTGATGAAGCTAAGCTTATTAAAGATAGAGACATAGCTAAAGCACTTGATTTACCACCTATTAAGTTACATTGTTCTGTATTAGCAGAAGCTAGTATAAACCAGGCAATAACTAATTGGGAAGAGAAGAAACATAGAAAACACAACGGAGGACCCGATTGAATATAGATTTCACTGATGATGCAATGATAAAGGCGATAGAGAAAGTGGAAAGAAATAAAAGAGCAGGCATACGTTTTGCCTTAATGGGTGGTGGTTGTGCAGGATTTCAATATGAATTTGATTATGCGGACGAGCCACAAAAAGGAGACGTTGAAATTGATTATGGTAAATTCAAGATGTGGATATGTCCTATGTCAGAAATGTATTTAGATGGAACAATTATTAGTTGGAAGAAAGAAGGATTAAATGAAGGTTTTGAATTTCATAATCCAATGGAACAAGCTTCTTGTGGTTGTGGTGTATCAGTAGGATTTTAAATGGCAAAGATTTGGAGATCAACATTAAGTAGACTAAATGTACATAAAAGAAAGTCTTCGTCAATAGGACAAGGCGGAAGAGGTAGAAAAATAAAAATATCAACTTCAACGATGAATAAGCATAAGAAAAGAAGTCATAAGAAATACAGAGGACAAGGTAGATGACAACAACGAACATAACAAACGTAACAGAGGCAAGCTGGGATAGTAGAAACCCTAATGAACTAGACTATTTACGTCCTAATGCTTTTAAATTTCAAGTTCATAACATTCCTAACGTATCTTACTTCTGTCAAGCAGCAAACATTCCAGAAATGAACCTACCACCTGCAGTATTACCGACACCACTTGTTGATATACCTTATGCAGGAGAGAAATTAGATTTTGGTGTATTAATGATACGTTTCTTGATACAAGAGGACATGAAAAATTATAAAGAGTTATATGATTGGATGATTGGATTAGGATTTCCAGAAGATCATGAGCAGCATACAAAGTTTGAAGAGTCTCAAAGTTATAGATTTCCAGATGTTGAAAAGAAACCATTCATGTCTTCAGATGCTACCTTATTTCTATTAGATTCAAATAACAATCCAATTACTAATATTATATTCAGAGATGCTTTTCCTGTTAGTTTACAGGGATTAGATTTTGAAATATCTACCGGGAACACAGACTATATGGTTGGTGTTGCCATGTTTAGATACAGGGACTTCTTAATTGAAACAACAACACCGCCTGTGGCATTTGTACCCACTAATGTAGGACCAACTATTACATCGTCTGCTTATTT